AGAACTATCACAACAGAGACGAAGACACCCCACAAGACGATCCAAACTGGGAGAGGCACCTATGAGAGATAGCACAATAGACTTAATCATGCGCGAGACGGCACCCTGTGACAATTGCGAACACGCACAGAAATGCAAAAACGAATTGATGGCCTGTAGAGTGTTTGGAATGTACACAAGAACCGGACGCTTTAGCAAAGAGTCACCGCGCGATCCAAGCTATACCCTGTACAACAAAATCTTTTCGGAAGACGAGAAGGAGTTGATCAAAGTTTTGAAAGAGCTAAACAGGCGTGAGGCGAACGATGTCTAAAAACGAAAAGCTAGTTTGGTTTGGTGACATGGAATTTGGCCAGTTCATAGCGGGCGAGGAGTCTTATTCTTTTGTGGTGGTGCATGACATATTCGAGAAGATTAACCTACAAGAAGCGCACATCGAGGACTACGCAGAACAATGTGGGTACTCAGACTACTTGATCCCAAAAGATTTTGAAGGTGAGGTTGTGTTTAGTAAAACATTTTTGAGGAGGATGTTAGGACTATGAGATACGAAGACGAAGAGTTGAGTTGGGATAATCGAAGCAAGCGAGTAAGTGATTTTGTTGATCCGGAATACTTGGCGCGCGAGTTAGACGGGTGTTCTTCAAAGCGGACAATGAGGTGGATGCTAGAAAGAATGGAGGAGGATTTTGAACAGGATGGGGAGGGATGGAGATGACGACATTTACAAGCGAGGATAGGGAGAATGCGATGAAAGACGAGGAGTATGCCGGTGGGATACCGATCCCGTTCATGGGGTGGGCGCAAATTGATCAAGAGGATACCGAGAAGATGCTCCGAGACCAGTTACACATGGTGAATCAGAGATTGCAGGAGGCCAACCAGTTAATTGGTGAGCAGAAAAAAGTATTAGAGTTGTACCAAGAGTTTGTGAAAGAAAACAATTTATTTAATGTATGGATGTTCTTCATGGGAGATAGAAAAGATGTCTAATTTTGGAACAATGAGCGATGGTATTTGGACAACAGTTAATAATGTTGAAGAGTGCACTTACAAGATAAAAAATGTGGCGAATGTTCTTGAGATCATAGCGGTGGCCGAGACCGGTGATGTAGAAAGCGGTGCCTTGTGGTTGATGCGCGATAACCTGATGGAGCTAACCGATAAGATTGAGTTGTATACCCAAGACTTACTGGACTGCAGACGAGAGCTCATGGATGAGATGAACAAACCCAAAACGAGTAAGAAGAAATGAAACCAACGGATGAGTACAAGGTCTGTAGTTTGGAGGAAGCCGAGGAGTTTGCACAAAAGCGAGAAAAGGGGAGTGAGCACGGATACTGCCCGAAATGTGGAACTGACTTAGATGGTGGGTCGATATGGGAGCATTTCTACAAGTTGACTGGGTCAGAAGAGAAGGCCGACAAGAGCGCAGAAGCATATGGTGCCACTCGGGAGAAGGGGCAATGGGGTCGGGCTGTTGGTATTTACGATAGGGATTTAGACCGGACTGTGGCATGGTTTTGTCCGGATTGTCATCATAAATGGGGGAGGGTATGAACAAAAAGAATTTTCCACCGCACATTGTGGATGGTGGGGCTAGTTATCAAAAGAAAGTGGAGGAGGCGCCATATCATCCAGGCTACGAGGATGCAGTTGTAACTCCGGCACCTAAATACACCGGCATGGATCCGGCCAAGATGTTATGGAAACCAAAGCCGTTGAGTGATGAGGAAATAAAAGAGATAGCCACAAATCATATTCACATGACTTTAGGTGGTGAAAGATTTGGATATTTAGAATTTGCAAGAACTATTGAAGAAAGGCATGGAATTAAATGGACATCAAAATAAAGATTGTTAAAGAAAACAAAGACGGGTCGGCCAACGCACAGGTGGACTTTGATAAAGAAGGACTAGAGTTCTTGGTGCAGGAAGGACTGCTATCCATAATTACTCAGTTCATAAAGAACAACGAAAACGCGCAAAAAGGCATGGCTATGCGTAAACGGATTGCTACCAAGGAAAAGAAAAGTGCCATTAAAAAGAGTAAATAAGATTGAAGGCCATCTTGTAACGAGACCGGCTAAAGATCACCCCGACTTAGCGTATTGGTTTGCATTAAGAAACCTCAAGGTAATTGATCAAGATTATCAATGCGCGACTTGTTGGCGATCAAGCGAAGATTATTCTATGGAGTTGCATCACCGGCACTACGACAATTGGGGGCAAGAGCGCCTTGAAGATGTAGCGTTGTTATGTGTGAGTTGCCATGATGCGATTACAAACACAATTCGCAGTAGACGGAGGGCCCTAGGAGATCAGACTCTTAGTACTATCATCTCAGAGCCCAAACCAGTTCGGTCCAAAAGACCAAAGACTAGGAAAGTAAAAAATCCTAGAGCAGTAAAGGCCAAAAAGGTTGTGAAATCTAGAAAGCCTAAGATTAAAAAAAGAGTAGTTCCAAAAGTCAAACCTTATAAGGAGAATTAACATGGCAGGATATATGCAATACGATGTAACACTACAGGGCGACTCGTTGATCATGCACAACGGTCAAACCGCAAACCCACTTAACCCATTCTCAAAAGCAATGAAAGAGATTAGTGGTAAGCGTAAGAAAACAGACTCGGACTACGAGGCGATGTCCAACATCGAATACAAAGCGGGTTTATATGTGGATGCTAAAAATAATGTGATCATCCCCTCGCGCGTATTAGAGTCTGTACTGGCTGAAGGTGCCAAGAAATCAAAAGAAGGCAAATTGGCACTATCGGGTATGTTTGTGGATACCGATGCGCTTCTAATTTATGATGGCCACCCCATGAGTCTTGATGAGTTGATGAATAGCCCTGAGCACAGACTGTGCGTGGCTGTACGGGTTGGGATGTCAAAGGTTATGCGTACGCGCCCACATTTTAAAAACTGGTCGGCTAAGTTTAAGGTCTCTCTTAATGCCGATGTAGCCAACGAAGGCCAGTTACGTAGATGGGTTGAAGATGCCGGCGCATATGTTGGGATCGGTGACTGGAGACCACGCCATGGTCGGTATGAAATTGTGAAGTTTGAATCAGTCAGTAAGGGTCTCAAAAAGGTTGCTTAGGGTTTCACGGTTTGGTCGGGTGAGGCTGGTCGCCGCGCGGTGAGGCGAGGCACGGTAAGGTAGGGGTTTCTTGGTGCGGTATGTTCCGGTTGAGCACGGCATGGCTGGGTACGGTTTGACTGGGGTTTCAGGTTCCGGCAGGATTAGGGGTGGCACGGTGGGGCACAATTTGGTTTGGTACGGCTTGGGTTTCTAGGCTAGGTGGGGCGAGGTGTTGTGCGGTGATGCTTGGAGTGGTATGGGTATCAAGGTGTGGCACGGCTCGGTACGGTCGAATGCGGTGCGGTTAGGCAGAGCACGGCACGGCTCGGGTTTTAGGGCGCGGTACGGTCCGGTTTATTTAGGCGGGTTGTGGCGGGGTCGTGCAGGGCAAGGGATTCGTGGCCGGGTGCGGTCGGGTTCTGTGCGGTGCGGTGAGTCATGGCTTTTTGTGGTGTGGCAAGGATTTCGCGGCGAGGCGGGGCGAGGTGTGGTTCAGCCAGGTCTGGTCTCGTAAGGTATGGCAAGGTAGGGATTTTATGGCTAGGTCAGGCATTTTCAGGTTGGGTCAAGCAATGTTAGGTGGGGTATGGTGGGGCACGGTTGGGACATCAAGGTTTTTTAACAGGAGGAAGTTATGGGAGCAGTTTTAGAATTAAGAAAATCAACATTAAATTCAGAGTTCATTGAAAAGGTTGCGCATTTCGCGCATGAGGGATTACCCTACATGAAAAGCGGAGACAATTGGGTGGACTTCAATGACACATGGGTCGTTAATATTTGGTGGGATCCCACCGAAAACACATATCGCGCAACGATGTATAAAAAACATGGGGTAAACCATGAAGCAGATTTGCGTAGTGGTGTTGATTTATTTTAAAAATTGTTTACAATGTCAACGAAGAGGAGAAAAAAAGTGAACACAATCAAAACAGGTATTGTGCTGGAGGGTTTGGATTTACAAAACCCCAAAAGCTTTCATGGCATTACAGACATACATCATTATGTAGGTAGAACAAGTCGGTCAGCAAGCGAAGCATTCAAAGATGCGCAGTACGCATACGCTCTAGAAAAACACAGTTCCGATTTAAGACACGCGCTCAATTGGTTTTCAGATTTAATTGCATTTTTCTTTTGGGCGGGGTTTGCCATTAGCTTACCCATCATACTTGTTTACTGGATTACGAGGTGATTATGAAAGGTTATCAATTAAAACTAGATTTTGGTGAGGGCCAGGAATGCCACAAACTCTATGAAGAGTTTTTACAAGAAACCGGCATGGAAGATACTGCCGGGCAATGGGGTATGTTTATCAAATGCTATCAATTAATTAATGAAATAAAAATTATGGAAGAAAGCAAGAGGCATACACTGCAATGACTCCGGAAGGCAAAGTTAAACAGCGGGTATCCAAAATCCTAAAAGAGCACGGCGCATATTATTTTTCGCCAGTGACCGGAGGGTTTGGTCGTAGTGGGGTGCCCGATATTGTGGCTTGCTATCAGGGAGTTTTTATTGGGATCGAGTGCAAAGCGGAAAACAATAAACCTACTGCTTTGCAGTTGAAGAACCTTGAAGACATTCATACGAATGGTGGATGGGGGATGATTGTGAACGAGGAAACCGCAGGGGATGTTAAAGCGGTGCTGTTATACATTAAACATTTACGGGAGAAAACAAAATGAATTGGTTAGCAAAAGATCAGGAAGTAGCAGTAAATCCAGTACAGGCAATTATTGCCAATGCTGAGAGCGGTAACTTAGAAAAGCCCACGATAGTTAAAGCAGTTATTAAGAAACGTAAGGATAAACTATTTAGCGATGTAGTAAATAGCCCAGCGCACTACACATATGGTGGCATCGAGACTATCGACTTCATTGAGGCCAAGCAATTAAGTTACCACTGCGGGAATGTAATCAAATACGTTTCTCGTGCCGGTAAAAAGGGCGAGCGTCTTGAGGATTTACGCAAGGCCCAATGGTATTTAAACCGTGAGATTGAGCGCTTAGAAAAAGAATGAATGAACAAGACAAAGAATATTTAGAAGCGCTGTACGCGGGCTTTGCCATGGTCGGCTATTTAATAAATGGTGATTATTCGCCTGGAGAAATACCCGGCCTAGCAAAGCGGATGGCAAGGGCTATGATGGAGAACGGAGAAAATGAAGGAGGAATCGTTGCAATCAAACCAAGACGAAAAGCCGAAAGAAAAAAGGATTAGTAAATTACCCGTCCCGGATCCGAACATGACCCAAAAAGAAATAGGGAGTGAGCTTAGAATGAATCGGCACGAGGTTGCTTGGGTTGAAGCGGAGGCACTTAGAAAATTAAAACGCCGGCTCGAAGAAAAGGGCTACGACAAAGACAGTTTCTTTTAGAGGAGAAAACATGATTTATGTATTAGAAGCGCTATTTATTTTGTTTACTATTTGGGTGTGCTTAAAATGAACAAAGACATTAGAGACCTAGAGACCCACATTCATAGACTGTGGAGTGTTAAAGAACAGGTTAACATTTTGATGTGGAGATACTTAGATCACCCTGAACAAATGACCGAAGACGAGATGGCCAATCAATTAATGGCGGTCGAGCACACGTTAGATTTGTACTGCGAAAAACTATTTGACGAGTATAAAAAGGTTTGTCAGATTGATGAGTACGCTCCATATGAAGTAAAAATGGAACGAGAAAAGCTACTTAGAAAACTATACAAAAAGAAAAAAGATATTGACATAGATGGTAGGTGCTAAAAATGTTACCCAACTGCGAACTAGTAAAGACAGACGGCACACAGTTTCTTGTGTTCAAAGGGCAAGACTTAATCTCAAACCACTTGAAGCATGAATTATATGAAAATGATATACATCAACTATGTCTTAAACTTTTAATTAACGAAGAACCAGGTGTAGTGCTAGACATTGGTGCTAACTTGGGTACGTTTTGTGTGCCTTTGGCTAGAAAAGTATCAAAGCATACCTATCATGCCTTTGAACCACAACGGATAGTCTACTACCAGCTATGCGCCAATACGTTCATTAATGGACTAGATAATATCCATTGCCATAATTTTGGGTTATCCGATAAAGAAGAACGGTTAGTACTGACGATGCCTGACTATACAGCCGAAGGCAACATTGGTGCATTTAGCATGGACAAAGAAGTTCGTGAGAATGAATACGAATGCAAAACCGAGGGTGTCAAAGAACCATTAGTAGTATTTACTTTAGACTCAGGTGCGCACAAGAATGTACGGCTAATTAAGATTGACGTAGAGGGTCATGAACTAGAAGTAATTAAGGGTGGTATCAAAACCATCAAGGCAAACAACTACCCACCAATTATCTTTGAAGCATGGACATGGAAGCCATGGTTTGAACCTAAGCGTAAAGCATTGCTTGAATACCTAGAAGGTCACGGTTACAAGATACAACAGCTAGGCCATAACAATTTAGCCCAACATCCGGGCCAAGAGAAATGAGCAAAGCGAGTAATTACACAGTAGCAGTCGTGACCTCTACCATTGGTCGACTTTTGCTAGAAGAAACTATACAGAGTGTTATGAATCAGACATATCCCGCTAAACATTATGTGTTTGTGCATGGCAAAGAGTTTTGGGAAAAAGCTAAAGTAATTTTAGATAAGTACCCACAAGTAGAAGCCCTGTACTTACCAAACAACAACGGTGCTGATGGTTATGGTATGGCTCCTGTGTTTGCGATGGCTGGCTGGGTTGTATCAGAAGATGTGGTTTGTTACCTTGACGATGATAATTGGTATGAGCCTAATCATATTGAAACTGCCATTAGTCTTATGGGCAGAAAAGATTTAGATTGGGTATTTTCGTTAAGACAAATCGTAGATTTTGATGGTACACACTTGGTAGACGACAACTGCGATAGCTTGGGGTACTACCAAAATACAGGCGGTGTCAATTTAGTAGATAACTCTTGCTTTGTGGTTAAGACTAAATACGCCCGTAACTTAGGGGCGGCTTGGTATGCAAAAGGTGTGTCCGATAGAAGTTTTTTAAACGCTCTGTTTACTTTTAAATTGTTAGGGGGGTGTACTGGGCTACGTACTACAAACTATCGACTATCTAAAGACGGGTCAAATACAATTACTAAAGAAAGTATTGAGCAATGCAACAAGATAATGGAAGAAAGGTACCCTGACGGATTTCCTTGGGTTAAAGAATCACACATGAAAATTGGAGAAATAAATGCTGGAAACTAATGAATTACAAACAACACAAAAACCAAAACTATTTGTAGCTACACCAATGTATGGTGGGTTATGCACAGGCGGTTACACCATGGGCATTCTTAACTGTGTGCAGACGTTCTCGCCACGGGGTATACAGATGTATTACTCGTACATGATGAATGAGTCCTTAATTACTCGTGCTCGTAACGGCATGGCTTACGACTTTATGCAGTCAGACGCAACACATCTGATGTTTATTGATGCGGATATTAGCTTTGACCCAAACGACATTGTGCGCATGATTGATGCTGACAAAGACATTATCTGCGGGCTGTACCCCAAGAAAGAAATCAACTGGCAGTTAGTGTCGGATGCGGTCAAAAAGGGTGTGGACTACAAAGACTTGGGTAATTACACAGGATCGTTTGTAGTGAACCTAGTAGGTGGTGTACACGAAACAGTAGGCAATATCAATGAACCCATGGAGATTGATAACGGCGGTACAGGCTTCATGCTTATCAAGCGCAATGTGTTTGAGACGTTAAAGCCCTTAGTGCCAACCTATACCAATGACATGATTCTCATCGTGGACAAGAACCCAGTAAAGAAAATTATTAACGAGTTTTTTGATACCAGCATTGATGAGGATACAAACCGATTGCTGTCAGAGGACTACCACTTTTGCAAGATTGCTCGCAAAGCTGGCTTTAAAGTCTATGCGGCACCTTGGGCAAACCTAACCCATAGCGGTACTTACAACTTTAGTGGTCAACTACCAAGGACTTGATTTAAAACATGAATATTATTACCCTTGACTTTGAGACATACTATGATCGAGAATTCTCTTTGTCAAAAATAACGACAGAAGAATATGTTCGAGATGACCGTTTTGAGGTAATCGGCGTAGCTGTTAAGGAGAATGGTAATGAAACAAAATGGCTTAGTGGTACAGGAGAAGAAGTTTGTGGGTTTCTTAGGCAATACGATTGGGAAAACTCTTTCGCGCTGGCTCACAACGCTATGTTTGACGCCTCTATTCTTACTTGGCGGTTTGGTATTAAACCCTTGGCTTGGTTGGACACCCTCAGCATGGCCAGAGCCGTCCATGGAACAGAAATTGGAAACAGCTTGGCAAAACTGGTGGAATACTACGAGCTTGGTAAAAAAGGCACCGAAGTCATAAATGCATTAGGTAAGCATAAGAAAGATTTTAGCAAAGCGGAAATCAATGCATATGGTGGATATTGTATTAATGATGTTGAGTTAACCTACGAACTTTTCCTACGGCTCTTACCTAACTTTAAACAACCCGAGCTAAAACTAATTGATATAACCGTCAAGATGTTTTCTGAGCCCACACTTGAGTTGGACACCCCGCTCTTAGAGGCGCATTTAGAAGATGTAAAGAATCGCAAGGAGCTATTGTTACAAGCGGTCCAGCAAGACCGGGAAGCTCTGATGTCAAACCAAAAGTTTGCTGAGTTACTACGTCAATGCGGGGTAGAGCCACCCACAAAGATTTCACCAACAACGGGCCAGGAGACCTTGGCCATGGCCAAGAGCGATGAAGGGTTTAAAGCCTTAGCCGAACATCCGGACGAAAGAGTACAGGCCTTGGTCGCTGCTCGCCTTGGTAACAAATCTACACTGGAGGAAACCCGTACGGATCGGTTCATCAACATATCAAAGCGGGGCAAGATGCCGGTGCCGTTGTCATACTATGCAGCACATACAGGTCGTTGGGGTGGCGCAGACAAAATAAACCTACAGAATTTACCTAGCCGTGGGGCTAATGGTGGCAAATTAAAAAGGGCAATCATGGCGCCTAAAAGCCATGTAATAATTGATGCAGACTCTGCTCAGATTGAAGCACGGGTATTAGCTTGGTTGGCGGGTCAAACAGATTTAACGGAGGCATTTAAAAATGGAGAGGACGTATACAAAATCATGGCTGCTGCTATATATGGCAAGCCGAAAGAAGAAATTACCAAGGAAGAAAGGTTTGTGGGTAAGACGACCATCCTTGGCGCGGGCTACGGGATGGGAGCGCAAAAATTCCAAACACAACTCAAAACGTTTGGTACGGAAATTAACGAAGGGGAAGCTCGCCATATTGTGGCTGTCTACCGTGACACCTACGGAATGATCCCTAAACTATGGGAACAGGGCGGGTCTGCTATTGAAGCGATGGCTAACAATCAATCAGTTACGTTTGGTACTGGTGCAGTAGTGGTATCTGGTAGTAAGGGAGTACTTATGCCTAATGGTTTATACCAACGATACCCACACCTTCGGCAGATCCAAGACACTGACGGGCGGTATCAATATGTGTATGATGCTAGACGTGGGGTAAACAAAATTTACGGCGGTAAATTGGTAGAGAACATTTGCCAAGGAATCGCTCGTTGTATTATTGGGGAGCAAATGATTCGGATTGCAAAACGGTATAAAGTTGTACTTACCGTGCATGACGCCATTGCTTGTGTCGCATTAGAAAAAGAAGCCCAAGAAGCGGTAGCCTATGTAGAAGAATGTATGAAATGGGTTCCGGAATGGGCTTCGGATTTACCGCTTAGTTGCGAGGTGGGTTTTGGAAAATCGTATGGAGAATGCTAAGGTGGAGTACTCATCTTTTTATTTAGAAGCAGTAAAAGAAATTAAAGCAGCAGAGAAAGCATTAGTAGCAAGAAAGTTTCAAGAAGCATACGAACATTGTTTAAATGCGCAAACAGAAATGCGTTTATTAAGCGGTGCAGTTAAAACCTGGATACCAACGAAAGAAGACTGATGCCATCCTGGAGCTATAGCAGCATTACGCTTTTTGAACAATGCCCTAAAAAGTACTATCATCTTCGTATAGCCAAAGACGTA